GGGGCGTCAGTGGCAACGGAGACCACCGAAGACGCGATCACAAACGAGATTGAAACGGCAGCCTGACCCGCACAACACCTCACACGAAACCCCGGCAATCCCGGGGTTTTTTCATGCGCCGTTTCCAGTCAACTGGAATTCCCCGCTGCCGACCTGCCACGCATCCTGCATCATGCACGCATGGCACGATCGGCATCAGAACGTCTTGAGCTTTTTGAGAACCTCCGCGACCGCGTGGAATCCGCGCTGCTCGCCGGTGCTCCGGTCGTCACGTACACGGTAGACGGGCAGACCGTTCAGAAAGAACCAACGTCGACATGGCTTGCAGAACTCGACGCACGCATAGCAGACCTGCGACGACAGGCAAGCGGCGGACTCGGGCGCAGCCGAAACTATGTGAGGTTCACCGATGGCTGACACCTCACCATATCAGCAACGCATCAGGGCCGCAGCGAGGCCGACCCGGCTGGACACGATAATTGCACGCGTGGCTCCGGCGTTCGCTGCTGGCCGAATCCGTGCACGCGTGGATCATGAACTACGCATGATGATGTCAGACCGTGCGGCGGCATCGTTTGCCGCGTATGAGGCCGCAGACCACGATCGATTCCGGGGGGAAAAGTGGCTGCCGTCACGATTGAGCAGCAACGACGCAATCAGCGCTGAACTGCAGACGTTGATTGAGCGTGCACAAGATTTGTACCGCAACGACTGCTACGCCGCATCAGCCATCAACGGTCGCGTGGATAATGTGATTGGCGGCGGCATTCGCCCACAATCGCGGGTTGTGGCAAAACGCGGTGTGGTTACGCCTGCACAGGCGGAGGAGTTCAACGCGCAGGCTGAGCGGCTGTTTGCCACGTGGGCACGGCTGGAGCGGTGGGAGGATAAGCAACGACAGCTTGAGCGCTGCAATGGCATCTACGGCGAATCATGGCTGCTGATGGATGACAACGACGACCCGCAAAAGCCGGTCACATTGTCAGTGCAGGTGATTCACCCGCAGCGAATCCAGTTGCACAGCGTGCGACAGAATGCCGCAGGCGTTTCGCGGCGGCTGGGGATGCGGTTGAACTCAGCAGGGCAGCCAATCGCGGCATACGTGGCAAAGACGTTGCCGAATGATTCTCACGCGTACAACCTCGACGAAGACGAGGTCAGCCTCGATAGCCTGCTGCACTGTTTTGAAGAGCAGACGCCCGGGCAGTTGCGCGGTATTCCGTGGCTAGCTCCGGCAATGGGGCGGCTGAAAGACCTGAAAGACTTTGTGCACGCGAATCTAATTGCGGAGCAGGTTGCAGCGTGTACCGGTGCGTTCATCGGTGGCGTTACTGACCCGGTATTGTTGGCAGAATCCGGACGCAGCAAAAGCAACCTGGAAGACATGGCACCGGGTGCGATTCAGTATCTGGGCGACGGCGAGACAATCACGTTTAGTGACCCTGCACGACCCGGCACAACGCTTGCTCCGTACGTTGAATGGTCACTGCATGGAGTGGCTGCAGCGCTGCGATACCCGTACGAACTGCTGGCGAAGCAATTCACGAACAACTTCAGCGGCGGGCGATTGGCGCTGATTGATGGCCGCATCACGTTCAAAGTGTGGCAGACGTGCTTGATTGAACGCATCTGCCGCAAGGTGTGGGCAAGATTCGTTGACCAGTGCGTGTATCAGGGCGCATTGCAAATCAGCCCGATAATTTACGAGCAAAACCGCGATCACTTCCTGCAGCATCAGTGGATTCCGCCAGGGTGGCCGTGGGTTGACCCAGAAAAGGAAGTCCGCGCAGACGTGGCGGCAATTGAAGCCGGACTGACCACGCAGACAGAATCACTGGCATCACGCGGGCGAGATTTCGACGAGACGCTGCAGCAGATCGAGCGTGAGTTGCGGCAGAAAGCGGACATGGAAGCCCGCATGGCAGCCTACCGCAAGGAGCTAGGGCTGGGCGGTGACAGCGGCGGAAATGCTGGCGACGCATCACAGGCGACAAAGGCACGCCTCGACGCATACGGCGTTGGCGTGCGTGCTGGTGCGATCACTTCGCAGATGACAGACGAAGCCGTATTCCGTCAGGAAATGGGGCTGCCGGAAATGTCAAACGAAGCCCGCAAGGCGTGGCAGAGCACTGGCAATGTCCGTGCCCCGATCACACTGGTTAAGCCAGGCGAAAGCACAACGGACGCAGCACCGCAAGACTCACAGCCAGCAGAAGACGTGCCTGCAGACCAGCAGCCCGCAGACGCTGTGCCACAGGAGCAATGATAATGCACAAACTCACAACAGCGCCAGACGCTGCACTATTTCGCACGGAAGCAACGCGCGAAACGCCGACACGTGTAGACAGAAAAGCCCGTGTGATTTTCGGCGCAAACCTGATGCAGGTTGGCGACATCAACGACAGCCGCCCGTTTTCGGTTGACCTGAAAACACTACAGCAGGCACAAGAACTGGCGAGCCGATCCAGCAACGGGCTCAAAGCCCGCTACACGCACCCCAACATGAGCAGCGATGGAATGGGCAGCTATTTGGGGCGATGGAAAAACCTACGCGTGGACGGCGACAAGTTACGCGGAGACCTGCACATAGCAGATGCAGCATTTACCAGCCCACAGGGTGACCTAGCAACGTATGTCATGGATCTGGCAGAAAGCGATCCGGAAGCGTTCGGGGTTAGCCTGCACGTTCAAAACGACATGATGAACCTGCAGCAATGGGAACGCAACAGCAGCGAGGACAAGCCGGAGCGATGGCCAATGCGTTTCACCGGCGTACGTGCAGGCGACATCGTAGACGATCCGGCAGCCACACGTGGCGGCCTGTTCTCAATGGATGCAGACCTGCGAAACTTACCAGCACAGGCAACAGCCCTGCTGAGCACATACTTTGGCGACGCGCCTGAATCAGCGGTGAGGGCACGCATTAACGCTTTTCTTGACCGCTACTTTGCCAATCAGGAGACTCCGCCCGTGAGCACTGACACAGCAGCACCGGAAGCCGCAGAGGCTCCGGTTGAGGAAATCGAACTGGCAACAACGGAGGAACTGCAGGCAGAAGACATTGCCGAAGAAGTTGCCGACGTTGAGCCGGTGGCTGAAACACCAGCAGAAGCCCCAGACGCCGCACCAGTGGACGCCACATTGTCCGTTGACCCAATTGCCGCAGAGCGTGAGCGAGCGAAGCAGATCCGCGTTCTGTGCGACTTGGCGGGGCATGGCGACAAGTTCGGCCAGTTCATTGACGCGGGTTTCAGCGTGGCAGACACGCAGGCTGCCTTACGAGATTTGACCGCCAAGCGCGGCGGCATCATCCAGCAGGCACCAGAGCCACAGCCAGACCCTGATGCAAAATACCGTGCAGAGTTCGCGCAGTATCGCGAGCACATCACCGTCACGGAAGAACAGTACATCCGCAGCCGTCGGATTTCAGACGGCCTTCAGAAATTGAACTGAAAGGAGTTCACCAATGGCCGTTACAGCAAATCAAGTGCTGACCCGACGAGGCGCAGACCTGACTTCCGGAAAGGCTGCTGCAGTCAACCTGTACGCAGGAACGTTTGCGTTCTACGACGCATCGACCGGCTACGTTACCAACGATGACAACGGCGGTGCAAACGCATTCGCAGGCATCGTGTATCAGCAGTGCGACAACTCCGGAGGATCTGCCGGCGATTTGTCGGTTGAGCTGATTACCGAAGGGCAGGTGCTCGTCACTGGCTCAGGCTTCTCTCAGGCGACCGTTGGCGACGCGATCTACGCGAGCGACAACTACACTGCCACCGCAAGCGGCACTAGCACAAGCCTGATTGGCCGCTGCACGGATTTCGTTTCCTCAACACAGGTTTACGTCAGCATCCAGACCAGCGTCTGAATCTGACAGCCTTCCGCATACACACTCTGAAAGGGTTTGAATCATGAGTCTTGATATCGCATCAGCGCAGATCAAACTGCGCGACCTGACAGCGAAGTTCGACAACGGGATTGCAGCCGCTGCCCCGTTTTACCCGACCGTCTGCTACGACGCCAGCAGCAGCCGTTCTTCCGAAAAGTACGGATGGCTCGGCGGAATGCCGGGCGTGCGCGAGTGGCTGGGAGAACGCCAGTTCAGCGAACTGCGTGCAGCGAATTTCGTGATTGAAAACAAGCTGTGGGAATCCAGTTTGGCAATCAAGAAAACCGACCTTGCCGACGACAACCTGGGGCAGTATGGCCCGGTGCTGGAGCAGATGGGCATTGAGGCAGCACATCATCCCGATGAGTTGTTCTTTGACGCACTGGCCAACGGTGAAAGCACAGCCTGTTTCGACGGGCAGTATTTCTTCGACACTGACCATTCGTGGGGCAGCTCGGGCAGTCAGTCAAACGACATCACCAGCACAGTCAGCAGCACTTCAGCCGTCACGGTTGCAGAGTTCAAAACTGCTCTGCGTGCCGCTGTCAAGCAAATGCTGGGCTTCAAAAACGATCAGGGCAAACTGTACCACCGACCCACGGTGAGCCGCATGTCTGATTTGACAATTCTGGTGCCGCTGGCACTGCGTGACATTGCCTACGACGCAATTGAATCGCAGTTGATTGGCAACAGCACGAACGTTGTCGTGGATCGACCGACCATCGTGAGCAGCGCGTACCTGACCAGCGATGTCAAGTTTTACCTGTTCAAGACCGGCGACCCGGTGAAGCCGTTCGTGTTCCAGAAGCGGCAGCCGCTGGAGCGCAACATGTACGGCATGGACGACCTGCTCACCAAGGACGTGAAGTTCGCCACTGAAGCCCGTTACAACATCGGGTATTTCGCGTGGTGGACGGCAGTGCTCACCACGCTGACGACCTGATAGCAGGCTGGCAATCAACACAGGAGCAAGCGCAGCTCCTGTGGCTGCCGGTCCGGCCGCCACGGATCGGCAGCATTTTTGAGGCGGGAGGATTTGAAAAATGGCACGATACAACCTGACGCTGGGACCGGCTGCAACAGGCCGCAACAAAATGACCAATCAACGGCACTTCAGAACACGCCTGCCCACAGGTGATATTCTGCAGGTGACCGGCGAGGAGGTTGTAAGCGTTGAGCTGTCTGGCGATTCGCTTGCAGCGATTGAGTCAGCAGCCACCCTAGGTTACGTGAAGATTGAGGAAGCGGCAGCAGCGCGAAAGCCTGCAGCCCGTCGACTTGCAGCCAGTGCAGACGATGAGGGCGGCGACGAATGAACCTGCGTGCACAGATGGCCGAAGACGCCTGCGCGATCCTGAACACCGAAGAACTCGGCGAGCAGGTAACGTGGATCAATTCGGCCGGTGCGGCGTTATCGCGAACTGTTCGAGTCATTGAGCAGGTAGAGCGGCAGACCGTGCGACGTGCACACATTTGGACGCCACGAGTAACAACCACAGTCAGCCCGGGCGATACGTTCAGGCTGAAACGTGGAGTCGATGTTTCGACATGGGTTGTGCAGTACTCAGACCCCGCCGAAACAGGGCTGCAACGACACTACTGCCACGAGCAATTGCCGGAAACCGTAACGCTGACACGACGCCAGCCACAGGGCACGCGAGCCGGTCAGCGGCGGTACATCGACAGCAGCAAAGACACAGCAGTGCGTGCAAAGTGGTTCCAGTCTTCTGCAGAATTGACAACCACAGAAGACGGGAAGCGGCGGCGAATGGCTGGCGAGTTCTATCTGATGCTGCAGGCGATCCCGGAGAATCTGGCGGCAATGGATTTGGTTCAGAGTGGCGGCCGTTCGTATCGCATCACGCGATTGGAGCAAGGGTTTACCAGGGCTGATTTGCCGTACCTGATTCTGGAGCGATCCGATTGACCGTGAAGCGAAAGAAATCAGGCAAGGATCGGCTGCTGGCAAAGATCCGCAAGCAGTCGCAGCAGGCGGTGAATAACGCATCGCTGCGACTGAAAGAAATTGCACGGCAGACAGTCAGCAGGAAATACATACCAGCCAGGAGAGACGCAAAGATTGCAGCAAACGTGAGGCGACGAGCACAGAGAATTGCATCCAATGCCACGCAAGAAAACAGCATATCAGAAACTCAGAGCTAAGACGGTCAAGGCTGCCACCAAGAAAGTCAAGGCAGTCAAACGGTCAGTAACGCGGACGCGAAAAGCGGCAGTCAAGTCAGTCAAGAAAGCCGCAAAGCGCGTCAAGAAAACAGCAAAGCGAACGTACAAATCACAACGCAAAAAGATCACGAGGGCATACAAGCAAAGAACGAAATCAACCGTGCGAGTGATTCGCACGGACACGTTGACAAAGGAGCGGATAGCAGGGGAGGTTGCCGGGGCAAAGATCCTGCAGGCAGGTGGCGATAAAGGAGCGAGCAAACCCGGCGAACCGCCGAAGATGAGAACAGGCACAGGCCGCAACTCAATCAGGGCTGCGGAGGTGCACGGCAAGACGTTGTTGGGTGGCAAACGCAAGCCGATGGCAAAGACGTTTGTGGATGTCCGAATTGCCCGGTACATGGCAATGTGGGAGTACAGGAAAGACGGCACGGCGCGGCCATTTCTCAAACCAAGCTACAATCGCAACAAGCGAATGCTGGCAAAACTAATGGCGGCAGAACTGAAGAAGATGCGACGCGGCGCGAAACGGACAGCAAAGGTCACATGACATGGACACGGGGATTGACAGGCTAGTGTGCGAATGGTGGAGCCAGACGGCTGCACTGTCTGCGCTTGTGCCTGCAGACCGCGTGGCCGCTGAGATTGTGCAGCAGTCGGAGGAGTTCGCGGAAGATGAAGACGATGACGGCGAGTTCGACGACTGCGTGGTTTTTGAAATCACGACGGAGCCGCACTGGCGAACGAACTCAGCGCGTGGGTACCAGTCGGGCGTACAACTAACCGCGATTAGCGCGGATTACGGCCGCAGTGAGGCGATCGGAAAACAAATCATCAGCAGTTGGGCAGATCAGTCATTCAGCAGTGAAGGTGTGCAGGTAACAGACTGCCGACCAGATGGAATGATCGAACGAAACCAGGACGAGCAAACCGGGCTGTGGCAGCACAGCGTGACGCTGCGAATGAATCACGTGGGAGTTGGGTGACATGGCAGATTTGACGATCACAGCAGCGGACGTGCTGAAGACTACGACAACGAAAACGTATCAAGGCATTGCCGGTGCGACAGTCACAGCAGGCCAGCCGGTGTACGCCGACGCTGCCGATTCCGGAAAGTACAAGCCCGCCGACGCAGACGCCGCAGCAGCATCAGCAGCAATCGGAATTGCAACGCATGGAGCCGCTGCAGGGCAGCCGCTGATTGTTGCACAATACGGCAGCCTGACATTGTCTGCAGTCATGACAGCAGGCGAAGTGTACTGCGTGAGCACAACAGCCGGAGGCATTGCCCCGGTCGGAGATTTGACAAGCGGCAACTACGTCACAGTGCTGGGAGTCGCAACCACAACAAGCAGCCTCAAGCTGGGGCTGAATGCATCAGCAACAGCAAAGCCCTGAAAGGATCTGAGCAATGGCAGCAGGCAATGTTTTCACCGGCAAAGACATGACATTCAAGACCGGCGGCACGCCAGCCGAAGAAGTGCACACCGGGAAATGGGAGTTGACCATTGGCGGTGCGTCCGGCAAGTTCGCCAGCAACTCAACCGGGGGCTGGCGCAAAACAACGCTGGGCGCTGGCGAGTGGAGCGGCAGTGTTACTGTGATGCTGCATGACGGCGAAGGGCAGCCGCTGAAGCGTGGCGATGAGGTTGCAGCACAATTTCACGCAGACGCTGACGACTACATCAGCGGAACCATCGTCATCACAAACGTGGGGCCAATCACATTTGACGCCGACAGCGGTGATCCGGTTGCGATTGACTACGCATTCGACGGGCAGGGTGTTCCTGCATCGTCTGGCACTGCATTCTCAATTGTCTGATCTGAAAGGCACAACCGATGGCGGACGGTATTTTCAACCTGTGCGGACGGCGAACCGTACAGTTGACCAAAGACGGCAGAACGTACAGCCTTGCTGTGCGAATCTTGGAGAACTACGCGGCGAAGGAATCTGCAATCCTGCAGCGGCCTGGCTCGGCGTTTGAGGGCATTGACAAGATTTCCAATCCGCGTGTACGCGAGGCGGCAATCAAGGTTGCAGCGGAAGTGGCAGCACGGCCGCAGATTGCAACGATGCAAGACGAAGACCGATTCGACCATTCCTTCCGGGGGCTGGCGTGGTCGGTCTGGCAGGCGTTGTCAGTCAATCACCCTGATGAGTTTCCACCGAACGCAACAGCAGAGCAGGCTGTCCAGTTGGGTTGTGACTTTATCGCGTGGTTCGGAGACGTTGCCGCAGTCGTGCAGGCGATTCACAGAGCCGAAGAAAAGGACATTTTGGGAAACTCAAAAGCGCCGACGGAGACACCGGGCTGAACCTGCCGAGTCGCAGAACGGTTCCGTGGGCGAAAATATTTCGCGGGCTGGCAGAAAAACACGGTTGGACGCCAGACCAGATCGGCAAACTGACCATGTATCAGGCGCTTGTCTTCTGTGGCATGTGGTGCCCGGAGGACATTTGGCGAGAGGAAAGCCTCGGTGGCAACAACCGTTGAAGAAGCACAGGTGCTGTTTTCCGCTTCCGGCATTGGCAAGGTGGAGACGGCCGCGAGTAAAGCCAACTCAGCAATGGGCAGGCTAACGGCAATGGCCGGAAAGGCTGCCGGGGCCGTGCGACGTATGGGTGCGGCCGCTACGTCAATGCGTGGTATTGTTGGCATCGCTGCAATGGGACTGGCAGCAAAGAACGCAGCCGAAGCAGCGGGCGAGCAGATGGCCGCCGAACGCAAGCTGGAAAGCGTGCTTAATGCGACCGGCAACGCAGCAGGGTTTACTGCCGATGAGCTGAAGCAGATGGCTGCAGACCTGCAGCAGGTGACCAACTACGGCGACGAGGCCACCATCTCCGCGATGGGCGTACTAGCATCGTTCACCAACATCAAAGGCGACGTCTTCAAAGACGCCACAACAGCCGCACAAGACCTGTCTGCCGTTATGGGGCAGGACCTGCAGAGCAGCGTGGTTCAGATCGGCAAAGCCCTGAACGATCCAATTAAGGGCGTGACCGCATTGCAGCGTGTTGGCGTGGCATTCACGCAGCAGCAGAAAGACCAGATTGCTGCAATGGTTGACGCTGGCGACACAATGGGCGCACAGCAATTGATTCTCGCAGAGCTGAAAAAGGAATTCGGCGGCGCTGCTGAAGCGATGGCAGACCCGATGGTGCAGTTCGGCAATGCAGCCGGAGACGTGAGCGAAGAACTGGGAATGCTAGTGCGTGAGATCGCCACTGAAATGCTGCCGATTGGGTATCAGTTGCTAGACTGGACCAGCGATGCAATCAGCGGAATGAAGGGCATTGGCGGCGAACTCAGAACGTTCGTCACAGATGGCGTTGACGCATTTGTGCAAGTGCAAGACAAGATTGCAGACTTCGCAACGTTCAGCACGGTGATTGCGGGCAATATTGGCAACGTGTTCCAAGGCATGTTTGACGACATCGTGGGATGGGCTGAGGCCGCGTTTGATTACATCACATCTAACATCAAAATAGCATTCGACAACCTGCTAACAGCCGACAGCAAGATTGCAAACAAAGTAACGTTCGGGCTACTTGGGAGCGATCAGGGGCAGTTTCAGGAGTTTCAGTCATTCGCAAAACGCGAATCAGCAACGATGGCGGCAGCGGCGGCAGCAATGGAGCAAGCCCGCACGGAGATGTTCACCGGGCAAGCAATCCGAGTCCAGCAGCGGGCGGACGCAGCAGGGCGGGCGGCGGCGGCAATGCCACCAACAAAGCCTGCTACAGCCGCTGGCGTTTCGCTGGTGCCGCGAATGGAGATTGACCAGCCTGTTGACCAGATTGACGCACAGGCGACCACAGCCGATACAATGGAGCAGGCAGCAACGGCACTGCAAGACCTTGCTGCACAGCGTGGTTCGGCCATACAGTCATTCCAGCGAATTCAGGAAAACCTACAGAAGCGTTCTGCCGAGCTTGCCGCGCAACAACTAGCAGAGCAGCAGAAGCAGACCGCACTTGCAGAGCAGCAGTTGACCATCATGGAAAGGCCGCGCCCGATGATGGGCGCGATGCTGTCATAAGGTGAGCAATGACATACCCATATTTTGAAGAGCATGAAGACTCACCAATTGAGTCCGGAAACCGTGCCGGGCAGTTCAATTTTCAGCGCGTGTTTCTGACAGCGTTTGCGGACCGCTGGCAGTTCGTGCGACATCATTTCATCGCCGGACCGTTTGGGTTGCCTGCGTCATATTCGAGCGATTGGCCGGGAGTGCTGGCGGATACATTCCAGATTGATCGGATAGTCAACAAGCCAACGCAGGCAACAATCACCGACCCAAACACGCAGCAGTTGACGCACGACGCGATAGCCAAAATCACGATCGGGTACACGCCACTGACCGCAGATGAGCTTGAGCAGTCAGACCCAAATCAGCAGGAATCACTGCCGTCCGGGACGTTCGCCAAGTACAGCCAATCCAGCAATGTTGAGTTCCGGGAAATCCTCAGCCGCGCTATGGCATGGCAGTCAGACGGTCAGGTGCTGCCGCCAGACATCAGTGCCATTGCACCGCAGGCAATCACGACGCACACCGTAGAGTGGTCGCAGGTGCGGCAGGTTCCGTGGGTTACGATTGGCAACGCCAAAGGCTGCGTCAATAGCGTGACGTGCAGGCTACCTGGCAGCCCGCAATACTTCGCACCAGAAACGCTGCTGCTTGAAGGGATGGACGACGAGACAACAATTGACATGCAGTTACAGACGGGCACCCGCAGACTCTCGCTGCGGTTTACTGAAATGGCTCAAAAGAATCTGGTGGCAGTTGCAGACGGTGCAACATCTGGCGGAACAATCTACGGCTGGAATCATCAGTGGCGAGAAGACACGGGAGCCTATGACAAGGTAATCGTAGCCCGTGGCTCTGCAACACTGTATAAGACCTTTGATTTCAATTTGCTGTGGAGTGCGACCGTATGACAATCGGCGACCGCAACCCGCCGACATTTCAACGCGGGCAGGTGCTTACCGCTGCCGCGCTGAATCAACTCGCGCAGGCGGTGGCAGCGATTCTCGCACGGTTCACTGGCCCGCAGGCAGTGGAGCCGTTGCAACTGCAGGGCAAGCTTGACGGCGACCTCGACGCGGCAACATCATTTGCGAGCAGCCCGGGCACGGCAACGCTGTCTGTCTGGCAGAAGAACTCCAGCGGCGATTACGAAGACTCCGGGCGAAACGTCGAAGTGGTAAATCGCTTCGAAAATCTGAACTTCAAGTCTGGACAGATTATGCGCGTAGGCTGGATTGATGGCGAGTGGCAACCGACAGCGGCAGACTGCGAATAGGGGCGGCACATGACAATGCTGGGCAGGTGCTGTTTGTGTGAGCCGCCGATTCCATACGTGGGTTTCATTCGGCGATACATGCACGCGACGGCGATTGCAGACTACAACAGCCTGAGCAATGCCACATACACAAGCAAGCAGTTGTACACGGAGGTTGCACGCAACTTCTCGACAAGCACGAACTACTACGGCGGGCAGTTGCTGAACTGCCTCACGTACACGCTGGAGATCCCGGCTAGCGCAACGGGCAGGCAGTCAAAGATTCTGCAGCCGATCAGACTGACGCTTGATGAGACCAGCGGCAACGGCGGCAATTTTGACTACTGGCGAACGCCAACGGGGCTGGACACACTGCGGGCGCAACAATCCAGCCAGCAGTTGTTTGCCAGTGATGAGCTATTGCCGATCAGCGGAAATAGCCACGTCGACAATTCAGACCCGTATGCGTTTAGCGTAACCACCGGCGTGAGCAATGCCTACTACCACATGTGGCAACAGGCGGCGGGCTACGAATGGACCGGCTATTTGTACAGGCCGCCACTGCCAAGCGTGTACGGCATTCGGCCGCGATACATCCAGATTAGAAAAAACGGCAGCGCGTACGGCGACATTTACGACCGTGAAGATTTCAACGACCATTTCGAATCTACGATTGGAGTGCCGCCATATCGCTCTGATGGTTCCTTGCTGCGATACAGCCTGCTGTTTCCGTCGGCAACTGCTCAATGGTCTGCGATTGGCTACCTGTTCAACAACTGGAATTTTCAGTTCACCGACGGCGACTTGATTGACCTTGACGTGTGGCTGGAAGTGGTGGCAGATCCGGACGACGGGCAGACTGAAACAAAGTACGTGCCGATTAGCATCGGGGTTGACGAGGACACAAGCGGCAGCCATCAGGCGAGTGATTACAGTACGTCGTGGATTCCATCCGGTGCAATATTCCAGGCGCGTGCGCCGATCAAAACATCGAGCGTGCAGATATCCGGGCTGGATGTTTCCGTGGGCTACGCACCAAGCACCGACACGTACACCTACACGCCAGACGATGGCACCGCAGTAATGGGCAAAGCAGTTAGTACGGACGGAACATTCTCCACCGACAGCGGCAGCCTGACGTGGCAATTCACACGCACGATTGCAGGCAGTCCAGAGCCGGGCGAAGGCAGTAGCACATGGAGCAGTGACAACGGCGACCCGTGGGAATTGGTGGCGGATAATTGCACAATTGGCGAGCCGACAGAACCGGCCACAAGCCCGCCTGCTCCGACAGATCCGCCATCGAGCACGCTAGCATTCGGCGGTTGTCAGGTGCCTGCAGAAGACCGCACACTGACGGTCACCCTGTATCACATCTGGCGGGAGGAAATGGCCTATATCGGAATCAACTGGACGCTGTCTGCCACGGATTATTTGCCGCAGGTGAACGGCGGGTCATTCTATCGGCCACAGAACGCAACGCCGACGCCGGACTATGCAACGACAGTCTACAGCCGCAGAGACGGCGGCAACCTGACCGTTGGACACGCTGGATGTTTCAATCACCTCGGCACCACTGTGTTCAAGATGGTTGCAGATGCCGATCGGGTGCAGGATGGCACCACGTACGACAACGAGCACGGCGACTTGCCTGCAGATCTGCAGGGCATTGTTCCAACCAGCATCACAGTCACGCACAGCACGCAATA